GCACCAGCTCGTTGGCAGGCCAGCGAACGGAGGTTTGATCCTGTAGCAGGTCAGTGGCGCGGTGAATGATGGATTGGGCTGAGATGGTCATGGTTTTTCCTTAGACAAAGGCACGGTGCGCTACCAGCATCGACCCGCGTACCCGGCCACGCTGGGCCTCCAGGCGTGCGCGAGATATGCCAAGCTGAAACAGACCCGCCTGGCGCTGCGCCAGTTGGGGCGAGAAGAAGGGGGTGTCCGGTACGTCATGCAGTCGGCGGAGTGCTCCAGCGACAATGAACTCCGCCCAGTCTTCAAACAACACGTTCTCGACGCTGGTGGCGGTGCGCTTTGGTTTGGTAGTGGCGCGAAACACCAGCATTGCGTTGACGCCTACTCCCGGTGTCGGAAACAAGGACACTTCCCCCGCGGGGTGCTCTATGAAATGCGTCGGCTCTTGCCCGGCGCCCGGCGTACTTCCGATGTACACCTGAACCTCAGACACCATAGCGCTCGGCGCCGCAATGAGTTCTCGCGTACCACACCAAGCGCGCTGGACTGTAACGACGCCCTGCTGCGACGGCAAGTCAACGGAGTACACTGCCTCCCCCGCTTGCAAGTACACCGGGTCGGTTGTGACTTTGGTAACGCCCGTTTCTTCGCAGAACTCGATGGCTGCGTCAAGTATGGCCTGGCGTGCCAAAGGCTCCGGGCACCCTGGGACAGAAGGCATAAGCCGCGACAGAAAAACGTCTATGTTAAGCATGAGACCCCACAAGAAAAAGCCCAGGCCGTTTTTAGTCGGCCTGGGCAGTTTAACACACTAACGTGTTAGTGTGGCGTGCCTATTTAGACGACAACAGCGACTGCCAGACCTTCCGGCTTGACCACTTTGTAGCCGTACACGTTGAGCGAACGGATGTAGTCGCCGAAGTCGGCGGGGTTGCGTACAGTCTCCATCTTGGTGATCTGCGAGGCGAACGTGATGGCCGACTTATGACCGGCAACGAGCGCGCGACGCTTGGCACCGCCAACGGCAGAGGTGATCGTGTTTTCCGAACCGTCGCCCGACACCCATGGAGCCGCAGACGCAGCGCCACGCGGGAGCTGGTTGCTCACGTACACAGTGAAGCGGTCAATGGTGCCGATCTTGCCGTTGCGCACCGTGGAGGTGCTGTCACCCATGAACTGCGCTTGCGACAGATTGGACTGCATCAGCATGGAGCGGGTGTAGGGGTCGATCACCAGCCAACGATCCGACTCGGGAATGTTCTGCTCGTCCAACACAGAGGCCATTTCCAGAATCTTCTGCAGCGCCAAAGCGGGCGTCAACACGATGGGAGCCGCGTCTGTGCCCAAGTTGTACGACAGCGAGTTTTTACCTGCTGTAGCGCCTTTGTTGGCTGCCGCGCCCTGTGCCCACGTGTTGTAGATGATCGTCGAGTCCATCGCGATGCGCATCTGCTCCGCGCCGTCGGCGGCGAAGGTGTCGAGCATATTGGGCTTGGACTGGTACTCCAGCACGTCGTTGACCTGGAAGGCAAAATACTTGCCCTTGTCGATCAACAGCTCGAGTGCCGTGGTGGCTGGCGCCTGGTACGTCAGTGGAACACCGGCAACGTAGTCCATGACGGTCATGTCGGGAACGGTGTTGATGGTGACTTTGTCGCCCATGCTTGCAATGTCACCCTCCCAATCGGTGTTGGAAATCTCACCAAATACGGACGCCGCGTAGAACTTGGCGTTCAGCTTGGCCGACCATACGGAAGGGATGAAGGTACCGCTGTACCCAGAATCGGCGAAAGAGCCGCCTGCTACTGGAAATGCCATGATTTACTCCGGTTTTGCCACCAGGCCTGCCCTTACCGGACGCGACCCTCTGCGATGGCGCTGTTTACTGATTGCTCGATGGCGGCTGCTTCGGCCTCGCGTCCACGGTACTTGCCACGCGCCATGTCGTTGTAAAAGTCAGAAATTTGCTTCTGGCTCAACAGCGTTGGTGCTGGCGCCGTTGGTGTCGGGCCTGATGCGCCTGCCTTCGGGCTAACTTGTCTATCTACGTCGCTGCGCGCTACGGGGGCGGTTGCAGTGGTTGGTGCGAAAGCGCGAAACACGTTGACGGTGCGGCCAACGTCCAGTTGCTCTCGGGCCGAGTCCAGTGCGCGTTGGCGCGGCACGCCGTACACCGGGTCAGATTCGGCCAGCCAAGCCAAAAAGGCCGGGCTTGCGTTGATCTGCTCCCAATCGGGTAGCTGCTTCGCCAACTTGTCAAAAAACGCCTGCTCTGCGGTAACAGTTACTGTCTGGTTGGTACCTTCGAGTCGCTGTTCCACAGTGCCGAGCAGCTTTTGCATCTCGCTGAACTTGGCTTCCATCTGTTGCACCGCGCTGCCAAAGCGGCGTTCCGCAATGCGATGCACCATGTCCACTAAATCTGCCCCGAAGTTCTCAGCGTCCTTCGGGTCCACCATCTGAGTCTCTGGCTCCTGGGGCTTGGTCTCCTGCACCTTGGCAAGCTGCTCCATACGCGTCGCGGCTTCAGTTAGCCTGCGATTCAGGTCTTTGACCTGGTGGTGCAGTTGCGGTACCTCAGCGTTGTACTTTCCCTGTAGGATTTGGTACTTCTGTTGCCAGTCATCCTTGGGTGGCTGTGGTACAGGTGCCGGGCTCGGCTCAGCGCTTTGCTCAACAACGGCAGGGGGTGGCTCTACCGGAATATCCTTAGGGGTATCGACCGTGTCAGTCGTTGCTGTTTCAGCGGGTTTGCTGGTCAACAGCGCGTTGGCGGCGTCAACTTGGTTCTGGATTGATTTGGGTAAGGCCATCTAAATATCTCCTGATGCGGCAAGGCCGTATATCAAGTTGCAGTGAGACTAACACACTAACAGTGTGATTGTCAACGTATTCGCTTTAAAGCGACATTCATTACCTACCGCCTCATGGCTGCAGGCGCTTTGTCCAGCAAATCGAGCATTGACCTAAGTAACTGCGCGCGACCCTGCGCACGCCTCAACTGGTCAACATCTACCTGCTGTACAAGAGCGGAAACCTCGACTTCGAGCTTGCCCTGCAGCCAGTCTTTGAACCGGTGCATACCGGCAAGCTGATCAAACAACGCAAGCTCGTTTTTTAAGTCCATATATCGCAATGTACCACACTAACGTGTTAGCAAGTCAAGGCGCCTCCTTACTGTGGCGTCGGGCTGAAATTGTCAACCATCGGCGCACCGTTCATCAGCTCCTGCCCGTTCTGTGGGCCAGGTGCGCCTGGTTGCTGACCTTGTTGCGCCATTTGCTGCAGCATCATCTGCTGCTGCTTGGCCTGCTGCTTGGCTCGCATGGCTGACTCGCTCGGCACCACACGGTCCACGTTCATGTCCAGCGACTTGGCTGACTCGCGCAGCACCTGAGCGCGGCCCTCGAGCCCGATGATTTCCAAATCTATCGGGTTGGCCGTGGCAGCCAGGAACTCATTGCGCCGCACCTGGGCCGATTCCTTGACGGTAAGACTGAGAGCGCCGCGCGCGGTAATCTTGAGGTCGCCGTTGTAGTCCGCCAGCGGGTCGTACTTCATTTTCCAGTCGAACGCACCTTGCACCGCCGGGCCGATAACGTGGATGTCGATGCTTGACACCAACTGCTTGATCTGCTTGCTGGCGTTGCCGATCATCATGCTCATGCCGGACGCGGTACGCCCAGCGCCGCCGTCGCCCGTGTTGCCTGTCATGTAGCGCGGGATACCGCTGTACTCGTCAGCCAGAGCCGCAAACTTGGCGTACACGCCCATCAGCTCAGAGGCATTGCTCTCGGGCTGGAAGAAGCTCACCGGCTGTGCGCTAGAGCCGCCCGGGTCGTTCACGGTCTGCCACATCTTCCACGGGAACATCTCGGTGATGGACTCGCCCTTGGGTAGCCTGTCGATGTTGACCATAACCTGCGGCCCGGAGGCGATACCGAGGTTGTTGGCCAGTGCGCGCGCCGCGCCGTTGCACATGTCGCACACATCGCGCAGCATGTCGTACAGGCTGTTGTGCCAGAAAGCGCCGGGGATGCGGCTGTAGCCGTCGCCATAGTACGGCCTGCGGCACAGCGGGTCCGGGTTGAGCACCGCCTTGATGACCCAGTTGCCGACCATCCACGCCTCGACCTCGTACTCTTTGGCCTCGTCCTGGACTTCTTCCTTGGACATGCCCCACTCCAGCAGCATTTTGCCGCTGACCGAGCCCCAATACTGGAGCGCGTCGATGGTCTCGGTGCCCATGGTCGAATTGTCGCCAAGCCGTCCCTCCGCGCTCAGTCGTGCGGTATCAACCGACAGCCAGTCGCGCAATCCACCCGTACCGTAGGCATCCAGAACCGCGCGTATGGCGTCTTCGTTGTAGCCGTCAACACCGATCATCGCGGCGACATCCGAGCGTCGCAGTTTGTGGCGCTCGATCAACGGGCCGTCGTTGACGCCCTTGCTGTCCTTGGACGGGTACATCATCAGCGGGTCAACGCGCTCCCAGTGCAGCGAGTTGCGCACCTCCACCACGGCCTGAGACTGCCCTGACGACCGGTCCCATGTGAGCTGCGGCGTGCGCCGCACGACCGGGCCTTTGATGAACGCGGTTTTGAACGTTGTCAAGTCATCGAGGAACTGGTCAAGGGCTTCCAGGAAACCCCCCTCTACCATCGCGTCCTCGATCTCCGTCTCCGCACGCCCCGCCTCAGCGCGGGCCTGCTCCATGATCTGTTGCTCGGCGCTGGTCTTGGCGTCGCGCAGCACCTGGCGAATCTGATCTACCTCCATCGGCATGGGTGACATCTCGGCCTGGGCCACCAGTTGCTGGACACCTTGCATGATCTCACCGACCGTCTCCTGCGGTAACTCAGGCTTGGGGGTAGCCTTGATCGACCATGGTTTTTCGGTGCCTGAGCCGATCAGCACATCAGCCAGCAGCGCCTTGCTCTGCCTTGCTTTGGTCCCGAAAAGGAGCATGAAGATGCTCGAGCCGCCCTGCTCCTCGATTTTCTTGAGCTTTTCCGGCGTGTACTCGCCACGCCTGGCGTAGATAGCCTCGAGCATCTCGGTCTCGATGCTTTGCTTGGCCTCCTTGGCGCGTGACCAGTCGGCCTTTATGTGCGCCGCCAGCGACTGGATGACAGGCTCATTTTGCTGCTGCGCTGCGCGTTTAACCGCAGCCGCCGTGGCTTCCTCAGCCAGCAACGTGCGCAACGGCTTCGCCGTCATGATCCCGCCGACGTTTAACTGCTGGGGTGGTAAAGCCGGAGGTGCCAGACCTAGAGTTTGCATAGTGTTAGCCTTGTGTGGTTAGTGCGATTATATGTGCCGCGCCTGTGGTCAGGTGTACGCATAGCTGCGCTTGACGACCTCACGCGCTTTCTGCTGGAACCCGTAGCCGATCCCCTCCGCCTTGGCGTTGTAGTGCAGGCAGGCGTACATGGCGCTGTCGCTGATATGGCTGAAGTGGTTTTTATCGAACACTAACGTGCCTTGCCCGCTACCGGACTTTTTGTACCTGAACCCCCACTCGAACGCGTTGATGGTGTGCGTGCAACGGGGGTCAATGAGGAAGCCAGCTTTGCCATCTATCTGACGCACCAGCAGCCCCTCTACGGCGGCAACGCGCCGCTCCGGGTCGTTGGTACTGGCTTTGAGCACCTGGTAGCCGCGGCTTTGCACGACCATGGCCACCGTTGACTCGTTGGACTGTGCGCGCTGCCAGCACGCCGGGTCCATGGCGAAGATGATGTTTTCCGCCCGGAACCCCGGGAACTCGCTGCGCAGTTTCGGTATGACGATGCTGTCCATGAACCGCTCCACGCCCATGGTCTGGTCTTGCGGCACGAACGCTTCCCCAAGCAGGTTAACCCGTCCCTTGGCGTCGATTTGCGTGATCACGCACGCGCTTTGCAGGCCGTTGTCCATCCCCACCACCAACGGCGACAGGCTCTGGATGATGGGGCTCAGTGGCGCATCGGCTACGTGGAACGACTTCTTGAACGACGACCTGTAAACAGGCTGCCCGTAGTCCCCCGCGCCATACTGGTTCTGCAAGTACACACTGATCCAGCCCTCGGTCTGCCCGGCCATCACGTTCTCGTAGTAGTCTGTCGGCAGGTTGTCCTGGTTCTCGCGCTCCGGGTTAAGTGCGCCATCCTCCAGCAGCGCTGGCGGCTGGATGAAAACCTCCGCGTTGCTCGGTGGGCTCGTGATCAGCTCGTGCCAGAAACCGCCCAGCGGTGGCGGGTTGGTCGAGCACACGAGCCCGGGGTACGTCACCCCTCCTGCCACTTTCGACGGGAACCGGTCAACCCGCGCACGCAGCCCGCTGAACACCTCGGCGTCGATCTCACGGCACTCCTCTACCCAGGCGGCGCTCAACTCCAGTGACAGCAGCCGCCGCACGTCGTCCGGCGTATCCGCCGCCAGCAGACAGAACTCGCTGTGCACGATGGTGTCGTCCGGCAGTTTGAAACGGCACTCAAAAATGTTCTCGGTGATCTTCCACGACCCCATTGTGTTGTTCGTCATCGTAACGAACCAGGTGTCCACCAGCGGCTTTACCGTCGCCTTGAGCTGCGCCGTCGTGTTGCGCATCAGCCCGAACTTGGTGCGTCTGATGTTGTTGAACGGCTTCTGCATGACGGCCCGTTGCAGCAAGTCCATGACCGCCACCGTTGACTTGCCCGAGCCGACTGGCCCCATGATGAGTTTTGTGAATTTACGGGAGTCCAGCAGACGTTGGCCCGTTGGCCCGGCGCAGTAGTTGAGCATCAATCCTCCCAGGGAGCCATCAGCTCGTCGGCATCCAGCACTTCGACCTGGTCGAGCCCATCATCCACTGGGGTGTGCGTAGGGATGACCGTGGCCAGGTTGTCGAACGATAGCGTGGCCATGTCCTGCGCTGGCTCCACCCGCTCTACTGTTGGCAGTTGCGTGGCTGTCATCCCGGTGCTCGTGAAGTTGAACTGGAACACCTGCAGGTTTGCGTTGGGGTCCACCTTTTCCTTGTGCTCCGCGCCGATCGTGCTGATGTGTAGCGCCACACACTTGCGCTTGACCTCCGGGTCGTCGCTGATCGTCACAGCCTCCAGGTAGTCGTGGTACTGCTCCAACAGCGTAGCCTGCATCTGGCCATGCAGCAGCCGCTTGAACTCCGTCAAGCCCATCTCGGACGTGTCTTTTTCGAGAACATTTTGCATTTCGGGAGGGTACCACAAAAATAATTTTCAGTCTAACTCAAATTAGCGTGTTAGATAGCTTACACTTGCGTTTTGAAATTTACGGGGGAT